ATTAGGTATTGCGGGAACGGTTGATTGTATTGCAGAATATAACAACGAATTGTCGATAATAGATTTTAAAACGTCTAAGAAACCTAAACCACGAGAGTGGGTTGAACATTATTTTGTTCAGGCAATGGCATATGGATGTATGCTATACGAACTGACAGGAATCTCTGTCAAAAAACTTGTAATCATTATGGCGTGTGAAAATGGCGAATGTGTTGTCTATGAAGAATATGATAAGTCAAAGTACATCAAGCTCCTCGGCAAATATATTAGAAAATTTGTTGGAGATAAACTGGAACTCTATGGAAACTAATACAGAATTAGAACAAGCAATAGAAAATAAATTTCTGACACCATCTAATTTTGCGATGGAAATAGAAGGTATTGTAGCAAAGGAGGGAATGAATTATATCGATGCTATTTGCTATTATTGCGAAACTAACAATATTGAGGTAGACTCAGTGACGAAGTTAATTTCTAAACCATTAAAAGAAAGATTAAAGTATGATGCTATTAATCTTAATTTTATGAAGAAAACTTCACGGGCAAAACTTCCTTTATAATAGATATATGAAAATATTTGTAATTAGCTTGCAAAAACGCTCTGATAGAAGAGAATTTTTTGTTAAGACTAACAAGAATATAAATTATCAAATAATTGATGCTGTGGATGGCAGTAAAATTAGTAATAGTTGGTTGGCAAGTAATGGATTTGATGTTAATAAAAAGTGGTTAGATCCTATTGAAAGAACCCGTCTTTTTCATGGTGAGGTCGGATGTTTTATATCTCATTGGAAATTGTGGGAAGAATGTTCTAAGAGTGATGAACCATTTATTATACTTGAAGATGATGCAATAATTACTGACAACTTTAGCATAGATGAGTTATATAAACAATTAGAGAAAGGGTATAATTTTATATATCTTGGGTGGAAGGAAATGGCACAATCCAGACCTATAGATGATAAATTTGTGGTTCCTAATTATCCATATTGGACAGTTGGTTATGTTTTGACACCACAGGCTGCTGCTACTCTTTTGGATGATAAGGCAAAACAAAATATTATACCAGCAGATGAGTATCTCTCACTTAAAATGAAAGAACTCAATCCATGTGCATATGGTGAATTTCAGCATGTTGTTCGGCAGAGAAGTAGAGAAGAATGTGGTACTGATGTAGATGGTGGTTTAGGTGGTTATGAATTTGAGGAAGATGTCTTAACAATGGAAAAATTATGGGATGATGTTCCTGTATGGAAGATTGATATACCATATCAGATTCAACAAGAAATTGATGAATGGATATCTGAAAGTAGAGCGATTAAGGATAGTCCATTAAGAGAATTAAAAGCCCATCAGAATGTTGGATATAAAGGAGTTCCTTTTAGAGATGGAGTTGTTGATGGGATAGATCATAATACATATCAGTGTTCTGTTTCCACCCATCTTATTGAGAAATCTTTTTGGATGGCATGGGTATTGAGATTGACTGCAAAATATTTTGGTAATTTAGAGACTGGACGTGATACTCGTAATTTTAGATTAAGAAAATGGGATGGGCATTTTGATGGGTATGATATCTGGACTAATTTTTCTTATAAAGGAGATGATAATCCTGTTCATAATCATGCGGGATTTGTAGCTGGTGTGATGTATTATCAGAATCATGGGCATCCTACTATATTTAATGAGTATGATTGCGGATATAGGGGTGATAATGGTACAATGTTAATGTGGCCTGCTGACGCACAACATTATGTGGTAGAGCAGACTTCTGATGATGAGAGAATAACACTTGCTTTTAATGTCGGAGTACGTACCCCAGATGAAACCCCTATGTAATGAAAGTGACACCGTTTGAAACCTATCAGACATACCTTTCTATGAAGAGTCATTTTACTAATTCTAAATATGACTTTTTTAAGTATGGAGGTAAGTCTCGTGCTACAATATCCTCGTTTAATAAGAGGAAAGATAAATACTGGTTTGAGAAGACTAGTAGAAAGTATTCTGATGAAGAAGTATTAAATTTTCTTCTATCAAATTTTGCAAAAACTGACAACCCACAAAACTTATGGATTGGAGAAATTATCAATTCTGGCGAAAGGACATACGCCGAATGGAGAATGAGGCAACAGAGTTTGACGTACTTATTCAAGGAACAATCAGAGAAATTACTCTCAGAGAACGACTTAGAAGAAGTATTCAAATGCTCGAAGGGACACCCTTTAATTCTAAAAAAATATCTAGGTGGAGAGATAAGCTTAGAGACATTCGTGATACTGGAAAAGATATTTTCTTTCGTAAAAGATTTCGATAAGAAGCTAGAAGATCCAGTGTGGGAATCTGTTAGTTTAAAATTGAAGAAGTACATCCCCTTCATAAATATTAATACGTTTCAGTACAAGAAAATCTTAAAGGAGGTTATTGGTAATGGCTCTTGACAATGCACAAGTTCTTGCGAATTTGCAAGAACAGTTGAGGTTGGTAGAACAACAGTTAATTGAATTAGATAAGACTAGTTTACGACTAGCTGGTGCTATTGATGTTCTTCAGCAAATTGAACAAAGTAAGTCAGTACCAGAACCTGAACCAGAACCAGAAAATGCACCAATATATGGTGCTCGTGTGGAGAGAAACTGAATGAGTGAATTTTTTGATTCTGAAATAGTTCAAGACGAACTAAACACTATAAATGATATGCAAAATGAAATTTATAGTGACCTAACAAAGTTTCCTACATTGAGTCATGCTGATAAAAAGGCGCATATTCAAAAATTAACTGTATTGTTAGAGAAGCAAAGATTGATGTATACAAGATTATCCCTTTCGGATGATCCTAAAGCAATTGAATTGAAACAGCAATTACAACAGTCAGTACAAGTGATGGGATTTTCACCTACTACTGATATACAGGCATTGTTTAGTGATATGGCAAAAACAATTAAGAATCTTGAAAATCACGTAGAATGACATTTGGTTGTATTCATATAGCATGGAATCATAAAAGAGCAACAGAACATGCAGTAAAGCAATTTAGAAAATATCATCCAAATAATCCATATACTCTTATTTCAGATAATGGATTTGATTACTCTGAGTTATCAAAAAAATATAATTTAAATTATATTCATTCTTATTTAAATTGCCATCCCATGAGATTGCATGGACATTCTCATGGGATTTATGGTATTACTAAAAATGAGTGTCTTGGATGGATACACTATTTTAGGGAAGGATGTAAGCATGTTTTGAAGAATGGTGGAACTCATATCATACTTATGGAGGATGATATTCATACACAGTCAGAAGTAATAATTAATCCAGAATGGGAAGTTGCAGGGCATTATTTTCCAGAGACACAGAAAATTGAACCTAAAGTTTTAGAATGGATTAGAAAAAAATATAATGTTAATCCAAATCAAGATTGGTATGGTGCTGGTGGTGGGGCAATATTTAAAGTTAAAACTTTCTTAGATAATTATCATAAAATATATGATTTTTTTGATGATGATTTTGATTTGATTCTTGAGACTATGACTCCTGAATTTGGATGGTGTGATTATTTTCTGACTGTTGCTTATTTTATTTGTGGTAAAGATTATAGTGTTAATGATCAACTCACTGAAATGCCTTTAGGTGGTCATGTATCACAGTCAGGTTCTTATTTTAATAAATTGGAAAACGAGTTTGCTTTGCTGCATAAATATAAAAGGTATTATGATAAGGTGGGATACTAATCTCGCTATTGACAAAATTGAATATCATTGTTATAATCCTATTAATCCAACAAATCCAATTAAATCCGAGGTAATCTAAATGTCGTTTGCTAATCTTAAAAAGCAATCTAAATTAGGCTCTCTTACCGCTAAACTGGTAAAAGAAGTTGAAAAAATGAATAATAACGGTACATCAGGTGATGACCGTCTATGGAAACTAGATGTAGACAAAAGCGGTAATGGGTATGCCGTCATCCGTTTCCTTCCTGCTCCCGATGGTGAGGATCTACCATTTGTAAAACTGTACTCCCATGCCTTCCAAGGCCCTGGTGGTTGGTACATAGAGAATTCTCTGACTACTCTTGGTCAGAAGGATCCAGTTTCTGAGTTTAATACTACTCTTTGGAACAATGGCACAGATGCTGGTAAAGAAACTGCTCGTAAGCAG